GGTTACTATGGTAACGATCCAAAGCATCTTGAAGAGATGCGTAAAAGAATTATGCCTGTTTTTGAATGATTAGATCTAGTATTCTTGAACCTGAATTTAACATTCAATTTCCATATGAGACATTTCCATGGCGATTGGAAGTGAATAAAGATTGCCACAATATCAAAGGTATTGCACTTACAGTGTGTCATTTTGAGTGTGAAGAACACTTACAGAAGTACCTTGATAGATATAAATTGAAACCAAAAGATTATAAGGTATCAAATCGTGACGGTAAATCCATTAAGTCCAGTAAAAAACACAAGGGAGACATACAGTCGTCATCTAGAAAAAGTAGTAACGGAAGTACAAGTACAGTTCGCAAAAGAAAACCCCGCGTGGATTCCATTGGAAACACTACTAGCAATACAAAGCGTAAAAAGTAATGGATGATTTTAATCCACCAAAACATATAACAACTGAAGGTGAGTGGCTAAACATTGCCTTGACACAAATTAATAATGTTGCTAAACTTATTGAAGATAATGAGTACAAAAATTTCATTTATGCACATCTCTCGCCTATAAAGTACGAACTAGAAAGACAAATTACAAACTATTATGCCACAAGAGATTAAAAATCTACCTGATAGTGCAGAATTAATTGATGACTGCTTCTATGTTTGGGAGACACGATATGGTCTTTACAGCACTAGGACAAAACAAGGTCGTGAGATGCTTACTGGAGGTACAAAAGATGGTGTTGTTGTAATGACACGTTGGCATCTTAAGTGTGAACAGGATGGTACTCTCGAACAATATACAAGAGTTGTTGGTAGTTCTGTTGTAGAGGGTAAACTATGAGTAAAAAATCATTTAAGAACAAAAAAAATGATGAGTGGGAGTATGAAGATACTCCTGAAGTTCGTGCTGCTATCGCAAAACTGCACGAAGACATTCGTATGCGTAAACTCAAAGAACAAGATGACAAACTTGGTTATGAAACCGGAGGTAAATGATGCAAGACTATGATCCATTGACACCTGAAGAGGTGAATGACGCAGCAAAAGAGTTCTTCCCACTCTTTGATATTGTGCATCGTAATATGCCAGAGAATTGTGCAGTTGAAGACACTATTAAAGTGATGGAAACTGTTTGTGGTATGGCACAAAAACGTCGGGCTTTTGATAAAGGTGAGGTTGGACCTTTTGGGTTCAATAAGAAACCTAAAAAAGAAGAAGAACCCTGCTAAAATAAATAGTACATACAGTTAAAGTATGTGCTATGGAGGACAAAAAAGCAGCAAAGAAAATTATCAAACGTGCAAAGAAACATCCTGATTGGTATACTGCGGAAGATGTGAGATTTGCTAAACTGGTGAAGAAACGCATCAAAGCAGAAAGAAAACTGAGAAAAAAGGAAACACAAAATGATTAGTTCTGCAACTGAAAAAGATTGGGAAGACTTCTGGAAATCAGAAGATCTTGAACGTGTTTGGTCAGAAATGGAATCAATTGAACCATTAACTCCCGCAACAAAAACCGAAAGAAAATCTTAAACTTATAGATAATGTGAGACATTCGTGTTAGGATGTTCACACATATAAGGAGATTGCCAGTGACTCTACCAAAAAGTAAAGAATTGAATCAAAATGAAATTGATTCTATGAAAGTTGCGGTAGAAGAGTATGATATTAGGGCAATACATCCTGATAAGATGGAAGATTTTGCAGAATATCTTGTACGAAAGGCCAGACAATCTGAATAGTGTCACAAGGGTGCTTGACTTGCACCCTTTTTTAATGTAAATTACTATCAAATGAGAAATCAAATGAAACTAGCACTTGCAGCACTAATTTTGTTTGCTTCTGCTATGCCAGCAGATGCAAAACCGAGTAGATATTCTGCTAGGAATGGATATGTTTATGAAGAGAAATGTTATAAGAGAGAGTATAGAGAACAATATATTCCTGGCACAAGCACTAATCGTGGATATGTAAAAACATGGAGAGAAAGAGTAGAGGTTCCCTGTGAAAGACGAAGATATATGCCTCAAACTTCTCCTAATTCTTTCCCTAGATACGAAGAACAGCACCCCAACATGGGTCATTATGATGACAATTCCTGTGTCGAAGGTTCAATCTTAGGTGGCATTGCTGGTGGTGCATTAGGCGGAGTTTTGTCCACGCAAGAGAACTGGATCTGGTCAATTCCTTTGGGTGTTGTTGGTGGGGCTATGACAGGATGTCAGGTTGATGGAGGTTAAGGGGGGTCGTCTAAAGTGTCCCTGTAGTGTGACCTGCACCCCATCGGGGTCCACTAAACCAACTGAGAGCGGTGGTCTCCTCTCACTTTATTTCTTTCTTTATTATGGGAACTCGTTCACGCATCGGCATTCAACTCTCAGATGATTCTATTCTGTCTGCTTATCATCATTGGGATGGTTATCCTGAGTGGTTGGGTCGCATTCTTACCACACATTACAATTCTCGTGAACAAGCAGCAGAACTGATTGATGGTGGTGATATGTCTTGTGCATGGACAAAGGATCGCTGGACTGGTAAGAAGATTGCAAAATATGTGACTGAGAATGTTGAGGTTGAGGAATATGGTCCTCAGTATTACTCTGCTCGTGGTGAGAGTTGCCCTCCTCGTCTTGATGATAACGTAGTAGAGTTCCTGTCTAATGGTGAAGAGTTCTCCTACATCTTTACCAGTGCTGGGTGGGTATGTTATGATATGAATGAGTTCAATGATAAACTTCCTGAACTTACAGAAATTCCTAGTGGAGCACTCGCAGTATGATTAGTTACGAAGATTCAAAAGAAATTTTTGGTTTGGATGAAAATTGTAAAGTTGAATCTATGATTGATGATTTCATTGCTGAGTGTGAAATTGAAGCAGCAAAGTTAGAAGTCACTGTTGACTACTACATTGCTGAGTTTGTCTAATTGTGTTAAACTAAGGAGGTAATCTACCAAGGACAATGACTAAGTATCTCTACATTGTTGACCATTTCATCCCCTTTCCCCGATCTGAGTATGGTGGTATCTGGAATGTTATTGCAAAAGATCATGAAGAATGTTTTGATCTTATTGCAAATGAAGATGGCGGACTGAATACTGACTGTTACACTCATTTGCGTGAAAACATTAACAAAGCATCTGCTATTGTGATTGGTGAAGAGAGACCAAGTGGTATTGTGGAGCAGTTTACAACGTGATTGAACTTCCTCCTGATTTTCCACACAAAGCACCAAAACATTACTATTATGAATGCCAAACTTTCAAATCTAATGTGGTTTCTATATGGCTTTGTAACACTCAGAGTTATGCTTATACTACTGATAGTCCTATTCGTACCATCTGGGGATTTGTCAAGTACAAGAGAACGAAGAGAAGCAATACGCACACTTACTATGCCCCCATCAACTCAAATAAGGTAGGTAAAGAGGTATGTGTTAGTGATACTCGTCCTTATACTGCGATGCAACTTAACCTAAATCCGTTAGAAGCAGTGTTATTTTCATGAAGTATATTCCTCAAGTTGATGACTATGTTCGATGGAAGACAGAGCACGTAAACGTTGAGGGTTGGGTATATTTTTATGATGATATGTATGTTACGATTGAAACTGGTATCAAACCAAAACCTAACTGCCAATATACAAAGAATGAAAGACACAAATATATTCACACACTTTTACTTTGTTATCCAACACAATGGGATCAATTAGAATACGTTCATACAAGAAGGAATCGTTATGCTGAAACTGTGGAGGATATGGAAGTATTCATTAGGGAGTTTTAGTGATGACAAAACAAAACCTTTTGACAATTATGTTGCTATCATTCGTAGCATCATATTTGTCAGTCTGCTCACTACTAATTTTTTTATTGTTTCTGGAGTAATCAAGCACTGGAATGATGTACCAAATTCATTATCAGAAACCAAAGAAAAAGGGTTTTGCAAAGCACCAAGCAACATTTATGAAGATTGAAGATGCTATTTTCTGGGAGAAAGTAATGGAAAAACAGGGATGCAAAGACTTCCGCATCCTGGTTAAGTAAAGGGGGGTCGTCTAAAGTGTCTCTATTGTGTAAGCACAACCAACCAAATCGTATGGACGACATCTGGAGTGAGATTCAAGATATGCCAGGTGAGATCTTTGACCTCACAGAACTAGAAGAGAATGAATCTCAAATGAATGTCAAGTGCGACGAATTTAACCAAACTAACTACACTGTTTAATGAATTTCCCTACTTCTACTGTCAACGTCCTGCCTCATCTCAAAGAACTTCGTGCTACTTGGAGGCAACAAGATTTTCGTTTCACTAAATCTCAACAAGAAGAATACGATATGCTAATGCAAGCACGTCGTGAAAGAGTTGCTTTCTTCTATGAAACTAAACGTGTTCAGGTTGGTCCTAAGATTTCTGTGAAGAAAGAAGAGGTACAAGAAGACGAAGATTGATAAATAAGGGGAGACCATCTCCCCTTTTCTAATGAAAACTTTTAAGGAATTTATGACTGAGGTTTACGATCCTGAGGTTCAGGGTAGATCGCAAATCAGAAAAACTGGAGAAGGTGGCAGAGTTGGTGCTGATAGACGTAAATCAGAACCAGAAAAACGTAGAATGAAAGCTGCTGGTGGTGGCCAAAAGGTGCCAGCAAAGTCATATAAAGATAGAAAAGATATAGGTACACAGAAACAACGCTCTACAAAAGAACAACAACCACAGAAAGAACGTGGTACTGCTGGTCTATCACTTAGAGACCAACAACGTAAAGCAGCAATGGAGAGAAGAGCAAGAAAGTCTGGTGCTAAGACACCAACAGCATCACAATTACTTACTAAAAAGTCTGCTAAGAAGGTAAGTCCTGACTATAAACCACAAAAAGCATCGGGTAAAACTGCTGCTGAACGTAAAGCAACAATGAAGAAAGGTGAAAGAACTCTGAGAGATATACAACTCAAGAACTTAGGTAAGAAGTCTGAGAAAGAGTTAAAGAACCCTATCACACAGAAGGAAATCACCCGCAGAAACAAAGCAAAGTGATTGGAAGGGGGGACGCCTAAAGTGTCCTAGTGATGGTGATTGACAACCACCTAAAAAGTTGTTAAACTAACTGAGTGTTAATCAAACAAAAGAACTTAGTTCCTAATTTGATTGTCACCTGTAAACCAGTAGATTTAATCTACTAACCTATCTACTTTCAAACTCGTATGAATACTAGCGAACGTTTTGTGCCCGTAAGCACTGAAATGGCTTGGGCAAAGATTGCCAAGACCTGTACTAATCCCTTTGGACTCACTGATAAGACAGTGCAAGATAGTCTAGAAGTTTGTCCTCCTATTGAATATCAAGGAGGTAGATTCCTTGGTCGTTATCTTATTCCTGATGCCTTTGTTCGATATAATCCTGAGGAACAACCACGCGACAAGAGTAACGTTGAGGAGCATGTAAATGATCTCGTTAATAGTTACGAAGTCCAGGGTTACATGATTAGTGCTCATCCTCCTATCGTATCTTTTGATGAACAAAGTGTCGATCAAAACCAACTTCGTGCCCAATCTGGATATAATCGTAAACAATCCCGCGAAAAGTTTGGTCAAGAGATTGCCATTTATGATGTTTACGAGTGGGAAAGTCGTTATCATGAAGTAATTGCCCGTAATACAGCAAATCATCACCAAAACCCTCAACTTAGTCAGACTAAGCATGACTATTTGAAGGAAGTTTGTAATGCTGTTGTTACTGATCAGAATCCTGGTGGGGTTATCCCTGCTGATGCCGATGAGATTAGCAAATTTGTTGATCTGATTGCATCAGATAAAACCTCTAAAATTCGTAATTGGATTAAAAAAACTGCACTGAACAATTGTCAGGTTTATCCTAACTTCCGTACCTACAATTCTACTGGAACTGGTAGAGAGACGTTGAAGGGATTTCTTATCTCTCAGGGTTATCCTAAGCAGGGTATTGAGGGACGTACTCAACAGGAACTAGAAGCACAAGGTTGCATCACATATTGTGCTGGCAATGGTGATAACATGCAAGCATGGGCGCGTGGTATTCAACACGGAACTAACAAAGATCTGACTGTTTGGATCTTTGGTTATGCACCTAATCGTGTTCCTGATCTTGAGAAGTTCCGTATTGATTGGATTGAAGACTTCAATAATATGAAACAAACTTATATTACATTTGCATCTAACATTGCAGAAGATGGTGAAAGTATTGTGGTTGATGAGGACATCTTTCCTGTTAAGTTTGCAGGATTTCTCCCTCAGTATGTGAAGCCCGACCCTAAGGCACATGGCAAACCAACCGAGAATACTTTGGTTAATCAGTACGGCAAATCCATCAAATTTGATCCTGATGGTGATTGTTTGACACTCAGTTGAAAACAAGGGGGGACGCCTAAAGCGTCCCAGTAGTGTCTAGGATCGTCTACAACACCCTTGACAGGTGTTGTAGGTTGATTTATACTGTTGTTATCTAATTCTTTTTTGATGATCACTCTCCGCCCACATCAGAGAGACATTGTTGATCGTATGCTTGCATATGACAAAGGTCAAATCATTGTTCCTACAGGTGGTGGCAAAACTATCTGTATGATTCAAGATGTTGTGGAGAATTGTAAGTACATTGACAACGGAATGACGACTGTTGTTGTTGCTCCACGTATTCTGTTGGCAGAACAACTGTGTTCTGAATTCCTTGAGTTGATTGATACAACTCACACGCATGTGATGCACGTTCATAGTGGTGAAACACAGCACTATTCTACAACGAAAGCAGATGACATTCATGTCTTTGCTAACACTGCTCGCACAGCAGGTGAGAATGTTATCATCTTCACCTCTTATCATTCTCTCCATCGTGTTATGGAGGCAGATATTGAGGTGGACAACATCTATTTTGATGAAGCACACAATAGTGTTCAGCGTAACTTCTTTCCTGCGACTGAGTATTTTGCAGAGAATACAAATCGTTGCTATTTCTTCACAGCAACA